GCAGCGCTAGTCGGCCCCTTGGGACCATGACCGCTGCTCGCGGACAGTCGCTTGAGAAGCACTGTCGCCACGTCGGGTCGCAGTTGCAGGACATGCGAATCTCCCGCACGTCCTTCTCTTCGGATGGGGTCATGGGGTGGAGTCCTTGGGGGAGGGGCGGTTGCTTCGCTTGCCTCGTTTCCATTCGACTTGATACTGGCTCGCGCGCAGCTTATTTTGCGATCGCCAAACACAGCCGAGAAGCGTTGAGCGCTTTACGCCAAGTTCATCTGCTACCTGTTGGTAGGACTCCGTCTCAAGACGCTGAAGGAGCTCGGGCGTTACGTCCGAATACCTCATCGCGACGCTTCCCGGCTAGGGGGTTGGTGGGCGGCGAGGGCTTGGCGGGCGCGCCGTTGGGCGTCGGTGGCCGCAACCCTTTGATCGGGGTCCCAATGCCACGTCTTGCATTCGAGGGCGGCGGTCAGCCAGCACTCTGCCTCGCGCAGCGCCTCCACCAGACCTTCCCCTGATGGCTGGGGGCGGGTGTTCCAGGCGGCGATGGCGTCAGCTTCGCCCATCTTCGCTGGACCGTCTGTCCTGCAGTCCTGGCAGCTTAGCCAGTGCAGATGGCTGACGTATTGACGGTGGACCTCGATGTCGTCTGACCCACAGAACGGGCACGGCGCGAGCTTCAGTTTCTCGCTCATGACCGCTCCTGGGGCTTGAGGGAGAGGGCGGCGTTCAGTTCGCTGAGGAATGCGCACCAACTTGCGTGGCTGAATCCTTCGATCCGCCGGTTGGCCAGTTTCTCGATCCACGCGGCGAGCCGGGGATAGGCTTCGAACGGCTGTGGTGTCCTATCGGTCACCGCAATGCCTGGCAGGTCAGGCAGCGGCGTGAGATACGCCCGATCCAGGTCGGACCCAAGCGTGGCGAGCGCGTCCGGCTGCCCCGCCCTCGGAGTGGGGGCGGCATAGGCGCAGATGCAGCGATTTCTCTCGCGGCAGACGCGGTCGGCGCAGTTCTCTGGCTTGTGGGCACAGGCGCCGCTTTCGTGCTGGTCGATCACCCCTTGCGTCAGCCGGCGAACCTCGGCGGCGGCTTCATGCGCTCCGGGCTCGGCCATGATCTCGTCATCGGACATCGCCAAGATTTTTTCGACGGCGCTCTCTTGGCGGTAGGCGGTTAGAGCGGCGCGGGCGTAAAGCGGCTCGACCGCGTGACCGTTCCTGATGTAATAATCCGCCTCGGCTTTGAACTGCGTAACGAACCATCCGGCAGCGAAGTCCTTCACTCTCCAAGCCATCGGCTCGTCAGTCTGCGCCATGGCCTCGTTGAGCGTCTTGGCTACCCACTCGACCCGGCGCGCATCCACCCCTGGCCTGCAATCGCAGGAAAAGTTCACCAGCAGGCCGTCTGGGCATTGGAGGTAGATCGGCCCGTGATCGTCGGTCGGATCGGGGTCGTTGACGCTGAAAACGCCGTCCCATTCCAGCGCCAGCTTTTCAGCTCTATCCACCATTAAGAGTTCCTCCGGTGCTTGTTCTGGGGGGAGGGGGAGAGGCTTTCGAACAGCGCGTGCAGGCTCTCGGCGAACGCCTCGACATCGATCCCGAGCTCGTCCCAGAACCGGCGTTGGCCCTTGTTGTGCTCGGCGGTGTTCAGGATGCGGTGATGTCCACCGCACAGCGGAACGGCGAAGCGGTCGTGGCTGCGCTCGCCGATGCCGAACTCGCGGCGGCTTCCGCCGATGCCGAACTTCGGGTGGGCCGCTTCGGTCGGGGTCTTCTGCGCCATCTTCAGCGCGACGCAGGCCGCGCAGGGCCGGGTGTGCAGCCAGACGATGTAGTCGTGATCGAGCTCGCGGGGATCGCGCTGGCGCAGGCCGTTGACGCCGGTTGTGGCCGCCGCATCGGGTCGCGGCGCTTTGGCCTGGCGTCCTTTCGCGGCCTTCCGCTCCGCGCGCTTGGCGGCGTTGGCTTTCTCGGCGAGCTTGCGGGTGGCGGGGCTGTAGATCACGCGGCCTCGGTCCGAGGAAGGCTGGCGGCGTCGACGCCGAGCAGATCAGCGAGGTATTTCAGGACCGCTTCGGACGATTGATCGAAGGTCTTCCGGTCCATGGCGTTGCAGGCTTGGCTTTTGGCCCGCATCACGACCAGGACAGTTCCACAGACTACGATCTCCGCGAACTCGTCGGGCGCCATGAACTGCGCGATGAGGTCGGCGGCGCGCCTGGCTTCAGCGTTCGACCGGAAGGCTTCGGTTCGCGTGTCGCACCAGCCGGTGCGGATCAGGGCTTTCTTCCGAAGCGCCGTGTCGTTCGGGAAGTTGCCGGCGATCTCCTCGGGCAGGCTTTGCCAGCACTCACGAATCTGGGCGAAGAAGGCGCGGTGACGGGCGCTGGACCGCTCCTCGCGCTCCTCCAGCGTGTAGACTTGGCCGATCACGTACTGACGGTCAGCCGCCCTCGGGCGCAGGGGGATCATCGCGTCCCCGTCCCAGCGGAACGGCTGCGGGCTTTGGGATTGGCCGGCGCTCACCGTTGGCCTCCACGATCCAGGCCTGAGCCGTTGGCCACAGCGCCCAGGCGGCCTTGAGCATCGCCCAGGCTTCCTGCCGCGTAGCCGGTGGCGGGGGGACGAAATCGGGCCATCTAGGCGGCCTCCGCTTTCGGCATCAGCCCACGCACGCGCTCGACCAGGGCGGCCAGCTCGTCGTTGAAGGCGTCAACCGCCTCCGCGAGAGTCTTGATGTAGGCCTCGTCCCGATGGGCCCGGTGGATGAAGACCGGCATCCGGGGCCAGTAGGACACGAAGTCGATCCACTCCCGCTCGGCGACCCACAGCGCGCCCTGGCATTGGGCTTTGTGCTCGGGCGGCAGGTCGTCCCGCAGAAGGCACTCGATCTGCAGGTGCGGAAGCTTGGTCTTGATCTCGAGAAGCCCGTTGTCGTCCACCAGGGCGTCGGGCGAGCAACCTTTGGCTCCGTTGGTGATGAAGCCGATCAGCTCCGGGTCCACGTCACGCACGAAGGCGTAGTACTCGCGGGCGTCGGCCTCCATGGTCCGGCCACGCTCCATGTGGACGTTCGTGTACGACTCGGCAGGCTCCCCGGTGATGATCTCTCCGGCCAGCTTGAGCATGTAGGTCTTGCGGGTGACGCTGGCGCCGCCGTCGCGGCCCTTGGCCATGACGGTGTGGAACTCACTGGCCGTGGGCAGGCCAGCCCGGGCCTTGAGCCATTCGGGCGAGCCCTGATCGCAGGTGTGGATCTGAACGGCCATCAGCGTCGCGCCCCTTTGGCCTGCAGCATCTTCACGGCCTCGCCGAAGCGCTTGGCGGGCAGATGCGCTATGGTCTCGATCTTGAAGAAGCCGAGGAACTTGGCGCGGTCGGCGTTGACCGAGTCCATCAGCTCCTGCAGTTCGCCGAGTTGTTCGGTCGTCACCCACTCGGGCTCGCCGGCCGCCTTACCGTCGTCGTCCTGGCCCTCGGTCACGATGTTGAGGAGGTCGCAGGCGGCGTAGCGCTTGCCGTAGGTGTTGGAAGAGCCCACGGCCTGGACGTTGTTCTTGGAGCCGCTGCTGTCGTAGGGGAGGGTGACGGTCGCCTCGTCCTGGTGGCCGGCGACGTGGCGCAGAACGGCGGTGATGGTCATCTTGCCATCGGCCGCGACGCCCGGCTTGAACGACAGGCTGAAGCCGTGTGCGGTGTAGATCGGCTTGATAACCCGGTCGATGTCTTCCCACTTGGCGTACGGGGTATTCTGGGTGACGTTGCCCTGCTTGTCCTGGATCAGGATGCGGCCCTTGCGGTCGATCACCGGCAACTTGGGTTGCATCTCGGTGAAGGCGCGGTTGAACTCCTGCACCGCGCGCCGGTCCATCAGGCGCTCCTGCATCTGCAGCAGGCGGTCCATCTTGTCCGCGTCGAAATTGGGATCGCTGGCGGCCTTGGCGATGAGCGCCATCATGGCGGCGTCGTTGGTGTCGGCGACCTGGATGGCGCGCGGTTCTTCCTCGCGCTTGGCGATGGCGTTCATAGAGCCCTCCTTGGGCTGGGGATCGGTGAAAAGGTCGGGCGCGTTCATTGCGGCGCTCCAGCGACCACCAAACCTCTATCCGTAGAGACCCGGTCTCCTTGAGTGTTGGATGGATGAATGAGGAGGAGAGCGG